TTTGAAAGTTTCAACCCCGAAAATCACTGCATTCATTTTTGACCCTGACCCTTTGACCCTACCCCTGCCTTAAAAGGGGGTAGGGTGTCAGGGTCATTTCGGGATCAAAAAATCATGCTTTTGCCCTTTTTTGACCCTGACCCTTTTTTTGACCCTAGGGTCAATTAGGGTCAACGTTTATCCTCGTTTTTCTTTTGTATCATGAGGCCGCCGTGAAGGTCATCCACCCATATCCAGCCATGCTCACAATGCTCAATCATGCGGGCATCAATGAGCGCCCCGATCAGCTTTTCGGTGTAGGACGGATTGACCATATTGCGGATTGTCCGCTCCTTCACCCCATCAGCCTGCAACTTATCTTTGAGGGCGGATTTGGTCAGGTACGGCTTGCCATCTTTGACATCCATTCCCTTCAACTCCCAAGCGCCTTCCCAGACACGCCTGTGTCGATCTAGGGAAGATTCCTTCTTCCGCTCAGGCGGAGCCTCATCGAGGGCCAGCACAGCACTCTTGACCTGTTCGCCGTCCTCATCGAGCCAGCCGTTGATTGGAACGATTTCCAGCTTGACCCAGAGGGGCTGCGCCTCTTCAGCGTCCTTGGACTTGCGCTGGACAATCTGCATGGGCTTATCGCCCTTCCTTGGGATGATGCTGATCTCGATTTCAAGCGCACCCTTCCACGCGGACGATCCACGCGCTCGATGCTGGGCCTCTTCGGAGACGCCAGTGTGATGCACCAGAACGACACTGCACTGGAATTCGCGCATGAGGTTGGCGCAGGCATCGATCATCGTCTTTGCGTCCTGTGCGCTGTTCTCGTCGCCGGCAAGGAAGCGGTGCAGGGTATCCACCGTGATGGCTGACGGTTTCTTGGGCAGCGCCCTGATTGCCTCAACTACCCTTAAATACCCTTCTGGGGTGTTGAGGTCACAGCCAGCCTTGGAAAGCCACATGTCAAGGTTCTGCACATTGTGATGCTGCTTCCATGCGGCAATACGACTTCTGAGGCCGTGATGGCCTTCACCGGCCAGATATACCACTGGCCCCTGCTTCACCTTATGGCCATGCCAGTCTGGTAAGCCAGCCGCCATGTGCAGACACCAATCGAGGACTGCAAAGGTCTTACCGCCGCCTGATGGGCCATGAACCATGATGAGGGCCTCTTCTTGCAGCCAGTGCTTGACCAGCCAGCGAATGGGCTTGGGGCTGGTCGAGAACTCATCTGCGGGGATCAGCCAGTCGCTGACATCCGGCTGGAGCAGCAGCTTCAAGTCGCCGCCTTCCGCCACAAAGTCATTGGCGTCCCCTAGGCTTGGCGGCATCACCACCCGTGCGCCGTATTTGGCCGAGGCTTGGTCAGCATATTTCAGTCCGACGCCGCTGGCGTCATTGTCAGCCACGATCACAATCTCTTGGGCTGCGCCGTGCTTCTCGCGGATCGTGCCTGTGACCGGCACAAGGTTCGAGGCCGAAAAGGCAACGATGCAGGGTCGGTTGGTAACTTCGTTGATTGTGGCTGCCGTGGCGAAACCCTCTGCGATGTAAATGACCCCAGCCTCATCGAGGGTTCCGAGCATCCAGAAGCATCCGCCGGTCTGGCCGCCGCTGTGATAAAGCTTACCGCCGTCATTATCTATGTACTGGAGCGAAGCTAGTTGGCCTTCGGGCGTGTAGAGCGGAAGCATCAGCCGTCCGTCGCCGGTCATTCTAGCACCGTGCAGGCCTATTCCCTTTCGGGCAAGATAGGGATGCTCAGGCGTTGCCAGCATTCCGTTTGACCAGATTTTCTCGACTGTGTCCGAGGCCATCTCGCGGGTGCGCTTCAGATCAGCATCGCGGATTGTTCGAGCCTCCGCCAGCCGCCGAGCGTTCACCATCTTTTCGCTGTCAGTAAGCTGGCGGCCTATGTCGGCGCAGAAGGTAACTTCCACACCGGCCCGCCAGCAACCGAAGCGGCCAGCCGGTACGCCGTCACTAAAAACCACATACCAGCCCGGCTTATCGTGACCGGCCTTTCCTTTGGTATTGGAATTAAAGCGATGCAGCTTGCCATCGAAGTAAATTTCCTTCGGCGGTGTAAGTCCGGCGGCCAGCATGGCATCTATTAATTGCTTTTCAGGTGATTCGGGCTTGGCGGGAGTGGGTGGTGACCATGCTCCACCGAAGATGTTTGTCAGGTTCCCGCTCACTTTTTAGCCCCCTCTATAAGCTTACTAATGGCATCAACTTGCCGACGTACAACATTGTCTTTGTTCATCAAATCCTCGATCACAGCGCAGCCATGCATGATCGTTGTGTGATCGGTGCGATTGATGCTGTAGGCGATGCGATCATAAGACAAATGCTGGCAGTGACGCTTCATCATATAATATGCGATTTGCCGAGCCTTGGCGATAGGTTTGTGGCGCCGCCTCGACATGATATCATCTACTGATATGCCAGTGATCTTGCTCACGGTATTGATGACCATTTTGGCAGGCGCACCCTTAGGCTTCCGCCGTGGCGGTGGAGTATACCATTTCGGAAACATTATTGGCCCCCAGTCAGATAGTCAGACAGGGCCTTCATCACGCCGAAGGTTGGGTTGGCATTCTTGCCTTGGCGAATTCGGCTGATCGTGGAGCGGGAAACTCCAGTCGCCTCAGAAATCACATTTATGCGACGATCCCGAAGGCCGTCCATTATCTCTTGCAGGGTAAGCATATTTTCTCCTTTCAAAATTAATTTGCATAGACGCTTTACAATGAGGATTTCATGACGTAAAGAACTTTTCACACACCGAACGGATTGTCCGACTGGTGTGAAGCAGGAGAGCCTTTATGGCTGACACGAACTTAATAATTACAAAGGCCGAGGCAGTCGCCTTGGGTCTAAAACATTATTATACTGGCGTGTTATGCAAAAGGGGTCACGATGCGAAGCGACGCATATCATCAAATGATTGCGTGGTTTGTAGCAAAGAAAGGCAACAGTCCAAGGAGGCTAAGGAATATAAACAAAGGCACTATCTTAATAAGCAAGAGCAATATAAGGCTGCGGCAATTGTAAATTATAAAAAAAATAAATTTGTTAAGCTTGCATATAGCGCGGCATATCAAAAAGAGAATTTGCCGAAAATTAATGCTCATAGGTCTGAGCGTAAAAAGCATGATCTATTGTACCGTGAGAAAGAAAGAATAAGGTGTCTTATAAAACAATCTTTGGTTGCAAAAGGATACTCAAAAAATTCTTCAACATTTGAAATTTTGGGTTGCTCATATGAGCAATGGATAAATCATATAGAAAAACAATTTTTGAAAGGAATGACATGGGAAAATAGAAATGATTGGCACATAGATCACATCGTCCCGATAGCATCTGCTAAAAGTGTAGAAGATTTAATAAAATTAAATCATTTTACAAATATGAGGCCAATTTGGGCGAAAGATAATTTGGCAAAATCTGCCAAAAGAACATTTTTGATATAGGAGACGTAAGTTGGCTATAAATTTAAAAACAACCGGCGATATTTACAACAATGGCGTAAAAATCGTTGTGTACGGCGCGAGTGGCGCTGGGAAAACTTCATTAATACCAACACTGCCGAACCCAGTCGTTTTGTCTGCGGAAAGCGGATTGCTTTCAATCAGGGATGCAAACATTCCGTTCATTGAAATTGCTTCAATGGAACAATTGCAAGAAGCTTACATGTGGTGTCGGGATAGTGAAGAGGCAAAACAGTTTGAAACTGTCGCGCTTGATTCGATTTCGGAAGTTGCCGAAGTTGTCCTTAACCATGAGCTCAAAAAGAATAAAGATGGTCGTGCAGCCTACGGCGAACTGAACACAACCATGACGGAACTCATTAGAGCATTCCGAGACTTGCCTAAAAAACACGTTTATTTTAGTGCAAAGCTAGAAAAGTCTCAGGATGAAACCGGAAGGCTTCTTTACAACCCGTCAATGCCGGGGAAGTCATTGACGCAAAGCCTACCCTATCTAATGGATGAAATTCTCGCTTTGCGCGTTGAGCGCGACAGCGAGGGCGTCAATCAACGCGCCATCATGTGCGACACTGACGGCCTTTGGCTGGCTAAGGATCGTTCCGGAAAGCTTGAGCCGTGGGAAGCGCCTGATCTGGGTGAGATTATTCGCAAGATTGGGGGTGAGTGATGACCACCCTCTATCAAGACTGGCTCGAAGCCAAAAATCGTGAGCAGAAAGCAACTGCCGAGCGCCGCGAGATCGAAGACATGATCGTCAAGGAACTGGGCTTTAGCACCACCTTTGACGGCTCAAAAACCTACGATGCTGGCCCCTACAAGGTTCGCATCCAAGGCCGAATTGATCGCAAGATTGATTCTGACAAGCTGC